TTTAGGCTCGTGGTAGTTCACTTTCTTTACCACTGTTGTCTTTATAGGTGCTTGGTATAAAATAATCACTGACACCCATTTGGGCTTTAGTCAAACCAGTTTGTTTAGCTAATTCCCTTATAGGTATTCCCTTACGTTCTCTTATTTTCTTTATTAGTTTAGTATTAACCATAATTAACCTCCAATTTTATTATACAGTAAAAATACGATAATTGCACTTATATCATAACAATTAGAAATTTAGAGTATTGGTGAGGCAGGTTATTATAATTTAGGAAAACAGGATATTATACAAATTGCACTTATATCGTAATATATGTATACTATAAGTGTAAAGGAGATGAAAACATGAAGATGTCAAAGATAAGAGCTAAAAGATTTCAATATGGAATGTCAGCAGTTATAGCTGCTAAGAAAATAGGCATATCAAAATCATATTTTTACCAAATAGAAAATTGTAGTAAGCTGCCAAGTGTTAAAGTGATGAAAAAAATTTGCAAGGTACTCGATGCAGACCCTAAAGAATTATTTTTTAATGATGAGAAGGAGGGATAAGATAGACAAACCAATAATTAAAGAATTTGAAGGTAGTGAAATAGCGACACTTGTATGGAACGATAGAGTGTGTTGGATAGCTAAAGCAAGATGTAATTGATGGCTTAGTGAAAGATATACCGGTTGAAGGCAAGAGGAAACTTATAAATCGTGTGGTGAGGTACAAGGGTGCTAGTTTTAAGGAAAGATGGGATTTATTATATAAACAATTTGAATATGATTATGGCCTTAAAAGTATTGAAGCCGCATATAAAAAATATAATCAATCTCACAAACCCAAATTAACAAGCAAGATTGATTATGTAGACAAAATACTGGGCATGATTCCAGAGCTGTATAAAACAGCTTGTGTCCTTTTTGAAAGCGACATAAGAGAACTACAGCGGAAGATGTTCAGTACAATAAACCCTAGTGCAATTATAGCACTAGATAAGGGGGATTGCAATGCAGGATTTTAAAATAGTTCCATCTAAGCCTGATTCAAGCAAGATTTGGACAGCTAAGCAATTTTATGAGAATTCGCCATTTGGTTTGGATAAAGTATATCAATTGTGTCACCGGGAAGACTTCCCAAGCCTAAAAATTGGCAGAAAGTATTATGTTTTACGAGATGAAGTAATGGAGTGGTTTAAAAATCACACAGATGAACAGATATAAAAGTAATATCCAGAATTTTCAATCAATAGTAGGCAGGTGATATATTGTCTAAACATAAAAGAAATAATTATCAAAGTTTTGAAAGCCATGACGGTAGATATACACGAATATTTGACGATATGATTGATTCTGCGGCATGGGATGAATTAAGCGGTAATGCCATTAAATTATATATAAAAATGAAACGTAAATATGTCCCTGCATATGACGGAAAAGGTAAATTAATTAAATGTAATAAAGATGATATATCAATGCCTAAGTCGGAATACTCAAAGTTTATGTCACCTAATACTTTTCAAAAATGTATTGATGAATTGATTTCTTGTGGATTCATCAGAGTTGTTGAGTACAAGCCGTTAGAAGGAAGCAGAAAAGTTATAATCTATGGATTTTCTGATATGTGGCAGAAATATGGAACCAAGGATTTTGTTATTAAAGATGAATGGAAACGAGCTAAGAATAAGAATTATATATAGTATTAAATAACTTATTATATAGTATTTTAAATAAAAGTGGTGTCAGAAACTGACACCGGGCGGTATCAGAAATTGACACCGGGAAAATCAAGAGAAATGTTAATTAATCATAGTAATATCAATGGGTTACAAGCTATTTTATGCTTATATATCTTTAATATAGTCCCGGTATCAGAAATTGACACCGGGGAAAATCAAGGTAATTACAGTAATATCAATAGATTGAGGGGTATTTTATACCTGTATGAAAAGCTACTTTCCCGGTGTCAGAAATTGATACCCTTATATAGATATCTACCACCCCTTAGGTTTTTAATTGTTATTTAGATTTAAGAATTAATTTTAGATTTGGGAGAGTGAGAAAAATAATTAGATTCAAAAATGAACTTGATAGATACAATAAACTACATCCTTTAGGACTAATTTATCCTACATATCCAAAACTTTATTATGTAGACAGAGAAGGCAGACATGAATGTGAGGTTATTGGCTATATAAGTCATAAGACACAGCCTGGATGTGTTAATGAGTATTATGACACAGCAGTAATTCAGGTAGGAGATAGAACTATAAACATTAATCCAGACTATTTAAAGAGTATGCAGAGAAAAGATTTTAAACTATGGCTTCAGAAAGGTAAGCACGGACATAAATAATTTAATTATAGATTAGGAGAGTGAAGAAATGGCAAATAGAAGAATGTTTAGCTTAGATGTGATAGATACGGATAGGTTCTTAGAGCTGCCGGCTACATCACAAAACCTGTATTTTCACTTAGGGATGCGGGCTGATGATGATGGATTCGTTTCATCACCAAAGAAGATTGCGGCCATGATTGGATGCGGCATTGACGATTTAAGAATACTAGCTGCTAAGGACTATATAATACCGTTTAAAAGCGGTGTTGTAGTTATTGCAGACTGGAATGTTAACAACTGGGTCAGGCCTGATAGAAAGCAAAACACAAGGTTCACAAAGGAACTATCAATGTTGCAGTTAGAAAACGGTGTATATAAGTTAATAGAATTATCAGATAAATGTCAACCAGGTGACAACCAAGTGACAACCGAATGTCATACCGAGGTTAGGTTAGGTAAGGTTAGGTTAGGTAAGGTTAGGTTAGATAAGGTTAGGTTAGATAAGGTTAGGTTAGATAATAATAAAAAAAGAAAAAAAGGAACTGACCTGGATAAGATTGTTGATGATTATGATGATAGCATTAAAATGCGTGACACCCTTAAAGACTTCCTAAAGATGCGGGAGTCACTTAAAAAGCCAATGACAGAGAGAGCCTTGAAGCTGTTACTCAGTAAGCTTGACGCACTATCTAATGACTATACGGAAAAGATAGATATACTTAATCAAAGTATACTCAATGGCTGGGCAAGTGTATATCCTTTAAAAGCGAATAAGCGACAGGAAAAGACACCAGGTTGGGAACCTTTTGACTATGACGATTTCTCAAGCGTTGAATAATTTATCAATAGAGTTATACACAATTTATCAACAAAAATAAAAGAGGCTTATAATGCAGAAAATGTTACCAAGCAGTGAAGAGGATACAGAGGTCCACGAACTTTAAAGTTAAAATATGCCTGCTGGGTTCCATATCTGTAGAACTTGAAAAGGAAATGGCTGTACAAGCCTTAAAAAGGGGTTTTGATGTTGAAAAGGTATCAAAGGTATACTAGAAGGGTAAAAGTTCAAAAAAGTACTTCTATGCTTATTTAAAAGCTATTTTGTAAAAAGATAATAACAAAAGGCTTGTATAAAATTCCTATACAAGCCCTAAGCTAAACCCATGAAAACTAAGGGTTTAGTTGAAAAAGAATTGAAGCAAAAGCTTGCAGATGCCTTTAAATCTAACAATCCCGACGATATAACACAGGCGTTTGTAGGCTTTGCAGAGAACGTACAGCAAAAACGTTCTGGGAAAATACTTCTACCATTTCTAAACAGTATTGTGTAAGATTGTGCAAGGTTTGTACCCCTCCTACATAATTAGTGTACCATATCATTAATACTAAATCAAGGAGGTGTTAATATGTCAGTGCCAGTATTTTTAAGTTATATGGACTATTGCAGAATTAGGCATAAGAAAGCTACATTGCAGGAATTACACCGATGGAAAAAGAAATATAATCACAGATAGGGGGTAAATTGAGAATGGATAAAATTCATAAAAAAAATATTTAGAAATTTAACAATACCGGTTAATTATATTAATGATTTAAAGGTAATCCTTGAGGAACATAAAAAGAGTTTTGGCAATATAGATGCTGGATATTTGGCTGCACTTTGTTTTAGTTATGGAATTGCTATAGGTAAAAGGCAGGACAGGGGAAGACGTAGAAAAGGTGATATTAAGTGAGCTTATCAATATTTATAGCTTATATGGACTATTGCAAATTCTTTATAAGGGGGGTTGATATTGAATTAATGTTATAGTACACTAGTATTATAGAAGAATATGTTAAGTACCCTACTTCTAGGAAGTGGAAGTCTCAGGTTATGAAAGGAGAACATATGAACTTATTAGATAAATTGTTTCATCGAAATAAAAATCCTGCTGATAAGCAGAATACTCAAAGAGTTGAAGTTATGAGCGGTAGTCCCGCAGTGTTTACACCATTTTCGGGAGATGCCTATTCAAATGATTTATATAGAAGTGCAGTTGATAGTATAGCAAAGAATTTTGCCAAGTTAATTCCAAGTCATGTAATTATGAATGGAGAGCAGCATAAAGATGGGGATTCAGTTTTAAACTACATACTGCAGTCAAGGCCTAATCCATACATGAGTACCTTTGATTTTCTATATAAAGTATCAACACATTATTTTTTATATAATAATGCATTTGCTTATTTGTCTTTTGATGATAAAGGGAGCCTTGAGGCTATATATCCATTGAGCCCCTTACAGGTAGAATTTCTTACGGATGCAACAGGGGCATTGTATTGTAAATTTTTATTTTCAAGAGGCAAGACATTTATATTCCGTTATGATGATGTGATGGTATTAAGGCGGTTCTATAATTCAAATGACCTGCTGGGTGACGATAACCGGGCAATAATGCCTACGCTTGATTTGGCACATGCTCAAAACCAAGGTATGGAGAATTCAATAAAGAATTCAGCACAGATAAGAGGGTTATTAAAATACAACCAAGTTCTATCCGGTGAAAAACTAAAAGAGTCGAAAGAGGCGTTTATAAATGATTATTTGAGTATCGAAAACAACGGAGGTATTGCTGCACTGGATACTAAAATGGACTATCAGCCTATAGAAAACAAACCCGTATTTATAAACGGCCAGCAGTTAAATGAGATTAAAAACAGGATATACAGCTATTTGGGTGTAAGTGGAAATATCGTAAATTGCACATATTCAGAAGATGAATGGAGTGCGTTTTATGAATCCACGATTGAGCCACTGGCAACACAGATGGGCCAGGAGCTTACAAATAAGCTATTTACACAGCGTGAGCAGAGTTTTGGCAATAGTATAATGCTTGAAAATGATAAACTTCAGTTTACATCAAATTCAACTAAGGTAACAGCATTAAAAGAATTGATGCCACTGGGATTACTTACTATAAACCAGGCATTAAAGATATTAAATTTACCAGGTATAGAAAATGGCGGCACCCGTTACCAAACTTTAAATGTAGCTGATACAGATATTGTTAACCAATACCAAATGAAGGGAGGAAACAACAATGCAGGAGAACAGGGAAATCAGGTCAGCCGAAATCAGGACGGACAAGGCACAGGACAGCAAGAATAGTATACTTCTAGGTACTCCAATAGTGTTTGATAAGCCCACAACTATAAACGGGCGATATGGCAGTTATACGGAGATTATTAAAAGGGATGCCGTAAGTGAAAATTTGCTTAAAGATGTTCCACTTTTATACAACCATGATGTAAATTCAATCCCACTGGCAAGAAGTCCCGAAACCATGGAACTGAGAAAAAGCGGTGTAGGTATCGAAATGAGGGCTACACTTCCAGATACACCGAAGGCAAAGGAAATATATTCAAGTGTGTCACGTGGTGATATAAAGGGCATGAGTTTTGCTTTTAAGGTCCCTAAGGGCGGAGATGAGTATGATTCTAAGGCCAATACCAGGACAATAAATAAGATTGAAAGATTATATGAGGTTTCAATAACTCCATTTCCAGCATATCAGGAAACAAGTATTGAAGCACGTATGGAAGATATATTCAAAAGAAATACATTAGTCCAGGAAGCAAGGGCCAAAGTAAATGACATTTTAAGGATACAGCTTAAAAGTAAAGTAAATCAAATTTTAGGAAAGGATGATAAATAATGAAATTTGTATTTGATCACAATAATATAAATGTTTTGAATTTGGACAAAAGTATAGAATTTTATAAAAAGGCTCTTGGCTTTAAGAAAACCGGGAGAAAGGAAGCGGAGGATAAAAGCTTTACACTGGTTTTTATGGGAGATGGAGTAAAAAATTACAAAATAGAGCTTACCTGGCTCAGAGACAGAAAAGAGCCGTACAATTTGGGAGATAATGAGGTTCATATGGCAGTAAGAACGGACGATATAGAAGCTGCACATGAGTATCATAAAAAAATGGGCTGTATATGTTATGAAAACAAAAAAATGGGACTTTACTTCATATCGGATCCCGATGGTTACTGGACAGAAATTTTACCTGTTGAATCTTAAAATATGTAAATTTTCAATCTATTTGTACGAGAATTTATATAGGAATAAAATTATTGTGAATAAGACTTTTCCCCTGGGGTATAATTACAGAAAAACCAACAGGGAGGTAAAAGTTTTGAATAGTGTAACTCTTATTGGAAGACTTACTAGGGATGCAGA